ACACTTATCCTCGATCAATACGGAAATACACCATCCTACAGAGTTGGTTTAGACGTTACCGAAGAGATCGTATCTTCAGACGTAGATCCTTCACTTAACGATAATGCACAAGGTTTTAATAACTTTACAGCTCCTGGTGCTGATAGACTTAAAATTAGTACAACTCTTTCCAAAAAACCATTAAACGAATTTGACGAGTCTAACTTCGTTCAATTATCTGAAGTAAGAAATGGTGTATTAAGGGCAGTAAATAAGAACACCGATTACAACTTCTTGGGTGACGAATTTGCAAGAAGAACCTTTGATGAGTCGGGGAATTATTATGTCAAAGAGTTTGTTACTTCTGTAAAGGAGAGTCTGAACAATCTTGAGGGTAACAGAGGTATATACAAAGAAAATCAAACTACCCAACAAGGAAGTACTCCAAATGATGATTTAGGAGTATATAAGATCTCACCTGGTAAGGCATACGTAAAGGGATATGAAGTAGAAACAATTTCTCCTACACTTCTTGACTTTAAAAAACCAAGATCCACAAAAACAGTAAAGAATCAGGCTGTAAACTTTGGTTTTGGTCCTACACTTAACGTTAATAGAACAAGTGGTTCTGCAACTATTGGTATTAATACTTCTCTAACTCTAAGTTTAAGAGATCAGAGAATTGGTGTCAACTCAATAACATCTGCAGCTAATGCAGCAGGTAAAGAAATTGGTATTGCAAGAGTCTATGATTTTGCTCTAGAGTCTGGTTCTTACGACTCAGCATTCCCCAATTTGAATGTATGGGATCTTTCCCTTTTCGATATCCAAACTTACACAGATATTTCAGTTAATGAACCAGTAACTTTATCAGTATCAACTCGTATTAAAGGTGAGTCTAGTGGTGCGACTGGTTTCCTCAGACACTCAGTATCGGCTGGAACTGCATTAACAGCTTACGGTGTTGAAGGTAATTTCTTTAAAGGTGAGAGACTTCTATTCAATGGAGTATTGGATGATGCGAGATTTGTTACCGATGACACTAATTATCAATTATCTGATGTAAAATCAGTATTTGGTATTGTTGGAACTGCTGCAACCTTTACTGCAGATACAGTTCAATCACAGGTATATAATTTTGGATCTGCGTCTGTCTCACCTCAATCTGGTAATTCTTCAAGAATCTCAGTACCAGTTGATCCTGGTTTCTCATTCGTTGGTATTGTAACTGTAGGCAATCTTGTTAGATTCTCAAGACCTAACCTTGACACTGTTTCGTTTGCTCGAGTTACTGGTGTAGGGAGAACAAATATTACAGTTTCTGGTGTCACTACAGTTTTTGGTGTATGTGACGGTGGTCTTCCAAATACAACTGAATCTGTTGCGAATTTACAACTCATTAGTACAAAAGGTACTGGTGGTTCTGGATCTGGTAACTTCTCTGGTAATGAAGCACTTTTCAGTCAGTTCCCCAAACAAAATGTTTCATCAGTAAATCTTATTGGTTCTGATATTGTAATTAGAAGACAATATACAACATCAATTACGAATAACTCCACTCCAGTCATAAACGTAGGAGACAATGAAGTCTTCTTACCATTTGATGAAGAAAGATATACCCTCATAAGATCTGATGGTGGAACTGAAATTCTTACAGAGGACAGATTTGAATTTACAAATGGTTCTACCTCACTTCAAATTAATGGTTTGGGTGCAAACGATACTCAAACAAAATTGATCACGACAATTAGAAAGTCAGATATCACATCAAAAACAAAGATCAAAAATATTTCCAAAAATATTATTATTGATAAGTCCAATAATAATGCATCTGGTATTGGATCTACTACATTAAATGATGGTCTTACGACTGGCAATTATCCATTCGGTACAAGAGTACAAGATGAAGTTATCTCTCTGAACACTTGTGATGTATATAAAATTTACGGTATTTTTGAATCAGATAGTATTTCTGATCCAGTTCTTCCAAGTGTTACACTCTCTCAACTAGATGGAAACACATCGACTACAAATGACTTGATCATTGGTGAAACCATGATCGGTCAGACAAGTGGTGCAAAGGCAATTTATCTTGAGAAAGTTGATGATACTGTAGTTCGTTATGTTTATCTCAATAATTCTACATTCCAGAATAATGAAGTAATTAATTTTAAACAGTCAAGTGTGAACGGTGTTTCTTCATCAGTTTCAACTGGTAGTAAAAATATTACCTCAAACTTCAGATTCTTTAATGGTCAAAAAGGTGGTTTTTATGATTATTCGAGAATTATTAGAAGAGCTGGTGTAGCTGTTCCATCTAAGAAACTGCGTGTCTATTTTGCATCCGCAACATACAAAACTACTGATGAAGGTGATATCACTACTGTAAATTCATATCGTGGTTTTGATTATGGTAAAGATATTTCTACTATCAACTCAATCAGAGTATCTGACATTGTTGATGTACGACCAAGAGTAACGGATTATGTCGTCTCTGAGGGTGCAAGATCTCCATTTGAGTTTAATGGAAGAGATTTTGTGGATGGACAAAACGGCAATTTACAAAGCTCAAGTCATATTATCGCTTCTGACGAGTCAATAACCGTTGGTTATGACTACTATCTCCCAAGAGCTGATAGAATCTTCATTGATAAGGAAGGAAACATTGGTATTTTGGGTGGTACACCCGATGATAAACCAAGATTACCTGATGCTCTTAGCAATACGATGAATATTGCTAACGTTTATCTCCCTGCATATCTTTATAAAACAAGTGATGCTAAAGTAAAATTTGTTGAACATAAACGATATCAGATGACTGATATCGCAAGACTTGAACAAAGAATCAAAAATCTTGAGTACTATACGTCACTCAATCAAATTGAAACTCAAACTTTGAATTTGTTTGTTGAGGATGCGAATGGTCTTAATAGATTCAAGTCTGGTGTATTTGTAGATAATTTCACAAGCCTTGAGCCACAAGATACTTCGATTGGTGTTAGAAATAGTGTTGACACTAGGAAAGGTATTTTAAGACCATCTCACTATACCACAGCACTTAATCTTGAACTCGGTACTACCGTCATCTCTGGAATTGGTACAACATCAAATTCCAATGAAGATCCAAGTTTTGCTTCAGTTGTAGGACAAAACATTAGAAAAACAGGTAGAGTTGTCACTCTTGACTACACTGATGAAAATTGGTTAGAACAACCATATGCGACAAGAGTAGAAAACGTTACTCCATATCTTGTTCAATTCTGGCAAGGTCAAGTTCAGTTGACACCTGACGTTGATGTATGGATCGACGTAACTCAACTTGAGGTCAACGATGTAATGATGGAAGGTTCCTTCCAAGGTGTGGCTGAAGCATTAAATGCAGAGATCACAACAGCAGCAGATGGTTCAAGAAGTGGTGTATCACCTGTAGTTTGGAACTCTTGGGAAACTGTTGGAGTAAATGTTGATATTTCACTCTCAAATGATCAATCAACTTCATCGACCTCTTCATCTAATACAAGTAGTAGTTCACAAACCAATGGTCCAGCAACTACTAATGTAACTGTCACAGAAAATTCCACCACAACCACAACTACCAACTCGATTAGTGCGACAACCTCTACTGGTCTCGATCAACAGAGAACTGGAACTCAATTCACTGTCAATGAAAGAATTGATACTGAGTCATTAGGAAACAGAGTTGTTAGTAGAGAGATCATCAATTTCATGAGATCTCGTAATATTAGCATTCTTGGAACATCGTTCAAACCATTTACAAGAGTTTATTCGTTCTTTGATGATACCGATATTAATGGTTTTGTAACACCTAAACTCATTGAAATTGAGATGATTCATGGAACATTTACTGTTGGTGAACTCGTCAGAGGTAGAATGAATAATGGTGGAGTTGAGTTGGCGAATGCAGCTTCAGTTCCACGTATTGACTTTAGAGTTGCATCTACTAATCATAAGTATGGTCCTTATAACGCACCAACTGACAGGTATGATAGTAATCCATATAATAGAGATGTAAGTATTGCTTCCGTCTATTCAGAATCTTCAACCCTTCTTAATGTAGACCTCTTTAGTCTCCAATCCCAGGACTTCCCACAATATGATGGTTTCATTGGTCAAGGAATGATTCTGACTGGTGTTTCCAGTGGTGCCCAAGCAAGAGTTACTAATGTCAGACTTCTCACTGATAGGGTAGGTACAATCCAAGCATCTTTCAGTGTTCCCGACTCATCAAACTCTGCGAACCCTGTATTTGAAACTGGAAGATCTACATTAAGATTGACTAGTAGTAGTACTAATAGTCAGGTTGAGGGAACTGTTTCAACTGCTGGTGAGGGGACTTTCTACTCACAAGGTGATGTTGATTTTACACAAGAAACAACTCTGTCTTTAAGAAACGCAACAGTATCTTCTACAGATTCCAGTCAAACAAGAACTTTGACTGATCAAGCAACTTCAAATGAAATTACTATTACAGATACTAATACGGTAACAACAACCGATGTTTCAGTCAATACTTCGGTTGACTTACCACCTCCACCACCTCCTGTAGTAAACAATATTACCATAATTCAACAAGCACCTGCTCGAACTGATCCCCTTGCACAAACATTCTTTATTAGTGAATCAACTGGTGTTTATGTTACTAAAGTAGATGTATTCTTTAATACAAAGGATGATAATATCCCAGTCCTTTGCGAATTAAGAGAAACTAGACTTGGAACTCCTTCCCAAAAAGTTCTTCCTTTCTCTCGTGTATCTATTGATCCTTCTTTTGTAAATGTAAGTGAAGATGGTACTGTTCCTACAACAATTACTTTTGAGTCTCCAGTATATCTTAACGCCAATAAGGAATACGCACTGGTATTACTCTCACATTCTACAGAGTACAGAGTATTCATCAGTAGACTTGGTGAAGCAGATATTACAACATTGGGTCAAGAGGCGGGACAAGTTCTTGTTACAGAACAACCATTACTCGGGTCTCTGTTTAAATCACAAAATGCATCTGTTTGGACACCAAGTCAATATGAGGATCTTAAGTTTACAATGTATATTGCGAACTTTAAGAATCAGGGTTCAGTCTCTTTCTTCAATCCAAATCTTCCATCATCTCTCGAAAGAATTGATCCTAACGGTATAGAGGTCAAACCAAGACTTATTAGAGTTGGACTTGGAACAACTGTTGTTGATAGTGATCTTACACTTGGTAACACTGTGTTCCAAAGCAACATAGGAGCGGAAGGTACACTGGTAGCATTAGCAGGATCAGTTACCTCTGATCTCACTATTACCAATGCCGGTGTGGGTTACACTCCTTCTTCGGGTGGATTTACCTTTACAGGTGTAGCTCTCACTGCCATTACTGGAAGGGGTATTAATGCAACAGCCGATATCACAATTCAAGGTGGTGTTGCAGTTGGTGCCACAATAAGGGCTGGTGGTACTGGATATGTTGTAGGTGATGTATTGACACCTGTACAGGTTGGTAATGTCAATCTTGGATCAGGTATTCAACTCTCTGTTCAAACTATCCTGGGTAACAATACTCTTGTTCTTGATAATGTACAAGGTAACTTCTCCACAAGTTCTGCATATCCTCTGAAGTTTATTAATAACTCAGGTATAACGACAGATCTTAACTCGACCATTGGTGGAAATGTAGTTCCATCAGTTATTACAGTAAATGAAACTGGTGAATATCTCAAGGTATTCCAAAGAAATCATGGTCTTTATTCAAATGTGAATAGAGTTGTATTATCTGATATCAGACCAGATCAAACTCCTAACACACTTTCGCAAGAATATGCATTCGATACCACCTCATTCATCACACTGGAAACCCCGGCTACTAACTTTACGACATTCGAAAATTTGGGCGTTGGCGGTACTAACCCTGGTTACGTCAAGGTTGGTGATGAAATCATTAGTTACACAGGTGTCAACGGAAGAACATTAACAGGTATTACAAGAGGTGTTGATAACACCACCATATCGACACATGAAATTGGTGAACTCATCTATAAGTATGAACTTGATGGTGTTTCCCTCAGAAGAATTAATAGAGAACATCAACTTGCAAATGTAACAACATCTGACCTTGAAGAAAGTGCAATTGGACTTGATCACTATTATGTCAAGATCTTGATGAATGCAAATGGTACTAATAGAGCTCCTTCCAATGCTTCTGGATTCCCACCACTCTATTTCAATGAAAGAACTGTTGCTGGTGGTCCTGATGTAAAGGGTACTTATAACTTACCGTTTTCACTCATTACTCCAAAAGTTACTACAATTACACCTCTTGGTACGAATTTAATTTCACAAATAAGAACAATTTCTTCCGCAAGTGTTAGTGGTAATCAAGAATCCTTCACGGACCAGGGTTATCAGACTGTTACACTTTTTGAGAAGAATTACATGGACGGTCAAAGAATGGTCGCTTCTTCAAACAATGAATCAATTCTTCTTGATTCTGAAGTGTTCCCTGGTAACAAGTCATTCACTATGTTGTTTAATCTTTTGACCTCTTCAAACAGAATTAGTCCTGCAATTGACTTAGATAATGCGTCTGTTGTCTTTACATCAAACAGAGTCAATAGACCCATTACTAACTATGCATCTGATTTCAGAGTGAATGGAATTGAAAATGATCCAAACAGATTTATTTACGTTACTAAAAATGTAACGCTTGAAAGTCCTGCAACATCATTACAAGTCATTCTTGATGGATACGTTTCAAATAATAATGATATAAGAGTATTCTACTCCTTAAATCAAGATGTTCCAGTTGATGAAGCAATCTTCATTCCTTTCCCTGGATACTCTAATCTGGGTACAAATGGTTCAATTCTAAATATTGCAAATAATAATGGTACTCCAGATCAAAGAGTACCAAAAGTTGATCTGTATGATCCAGAACCAACTGTCAATGTATATAAGGAGTACCGATTCACTATCGATGATTTGGTTCCATTTAAATCATTTAGAATTAAGATCATTGGTACATCCACTGACCAATCAAATGCACCATTAATAAGAAACTTGAGAGGTATTGCATTAGCATAATATGGACAATATGATTCCCGTAGAAGGAATGGATGGTTTTTACAGAGACATCCATTCTGGAGCAATTATCAATAAAAATACGAATGATTATAGATCATACGTGAAAAAAAGGGAAAAAATGAAGGAGCAGCAAGAAAATTTTTCTGCTCTAAAAGATGAAGTTGATAGTCTCAAAAGTGATATGAATGATATTAAATCAATGCTTGTTTCAATCACAGATATATTAAATAAATAGATTTATAGATAGGATCTTATTATAAATGGCTCAGCCAAGTACTAGACAAGAACTAATTGATTATTGTTTAAGACAATTGGGTGCTCCAGTATTGGAGATTAACGTAGCCGATGAACAAATCGAAGATCTTGTCGATGATGCAATTCAGTTCTTTCAAGAGAGACACTTTGATGGTGTCACCAGGGTTTATTTGAAGTATGAAATCACTGAGGAAGATATTAAAAGAGGTGGAGCAAGACCACCTGGTGCACCTCAGAATGAAAATGGAACAACTGGCATCACTTCAATAACAGCATCTGCTAATGTTGGTGGTACTGAAACCACATTCACCTATTATCAGAACAGTAATTACATTCAGATTCCTCCATCAATCATTGGTGTCAATAAGATCTATCAATATCCTGATGGAATGGGCACTGGTATATTCAATGTAAGATACCAGTATATGTTGAATGATTTTATCGGATTGAATGGTTGGGGTGCTGGTGGTTTTGATTTATTGTCATACTCAATGACAATGGAATACCTTGAGACAATTAACTTTATTCTAAACACACATAAACAGATTCGTTTTAATCAAAGAACTGATCGATTGTATATTGATGTTGACTATAGTGATCTAACTGCTGGTGAGTTTTTAATTATTGATTGTTGGGCAATGAATGATCCCAATGATTATGCAAGAGTCTACAATGATTCATTTATTAAACCATATCTAACAGCACTGATCAAGAGACAGTGGGGTCAAAACTTAATTAAGTTCCAGGGTGTTAAACTTCCTGGTGGTATTGAGTTCAATGGTAGACAACTATACGATGATGCACAAGCAGAATTAGACAGGATTCAGGAAAGAATGATGAGTACATATGAGTTACCACCTCTTGACATGATTGGGTGATGACATATGTTAAATCCCTTTTTTCTTAACGGTACAAGATCTGAACAAAACCTAATCCAGAGTCTTGTCAACGAACAGTTACAGATGTATGGTGTGGAGGTGTATTATCTTCCAAGAACATATGCCACGACTAACACAGTTATTCGTGAAGTTGTTGAGTCTGAATTCAAGAATGCATATCCTTTAGAAGCATATATCGATAACTACGAAGGATATACTGGACAGGGTACCATCCTATCAAAATTTGGTATTGAAAATAGAGATGATCTTCAACTGATAATTTCTAAAGAAAGATTTGAAAATTATATCGCTCCATTGACAGAGGGTCTTTCCAATTTGGAATTGACTTCTAGACCTAAAGAAGGTGACTTAATTTACTTCCCTCTTGGTGATAGACTATTTGAAATTAAGTTTGTAGAACACGAACAACCTTTCTACCAACTCAAGAAAACATATGTTTATGAGTTAAGATGTGAACTCTTTAGGTACGAAGATGAACTTATTGACACTGGTGTTGATGATATTGATGATGAGATTGCACAAATTGGTTATATTCAGACACTGAATCTTATTGGAGCAGGTACTTCTGCTACGGCAACTGCCCAATGGTGCCCATCAGGAGCAGTTAATCGGATTTTCCTTTCCAATATGGGAAGAGGTTATACTGCCAATCCTTTGGTTGGTTTCTCATCTGCACCTTCTGGAGGAACCACTGCAACAGGTATTGCTTCCGTATCTTATGAATACCCTGCATGTGATGGAAAGTCAGGAAGGGTTCCTGCAATATACCTAACAAATGCTGGTTGTGGTTACACAGTTGCACCTTGGATTAATGTTACTGGTGGTGGAGGTGCTGG